AATTGGTTGCGCTAATTTACCAATAGCTAAAAGTTGACCAAAATTGTCATACAACCCAATCGTTGTTATATAAGGAGCAAATACACTACTTGATGCAAATGGTAAATATGTTTCATTGTTATCTTGTGTAATAGTTGGATTCAATGACATATTAAAATCTCCAGAATCTAAACGTGTTACAACATTCATTTCATACAAAGTTTTTGTACTACGATATGATGCAGTATACGGTGTTTTCAATAAATCATTAACTCGATAATCTGGCGATGAGAATACTATAATTCCTTGTTGTCCAAATACATTTCCTACATATTGAGTTTGCAATGCAGAACCGCCTTCAGATCTATTAGCTAAATTAGTTACCTGAGTGTTAGTTAATGATTTATTAAATATTCGTATTTCGTCTATACAGCCTTGCAAATTAAAACTAGTTGCAGAATAGCCTCCGATAGATAATGAATCAAAATTATCAATTCTAGCAGAAGCAGTAAATGGCGATGATGATCTTTGAAGCAATGAACTAGTTACAGCAGAATGCAATGTTCCGTTAATAAACATTGCTAATGTATTATTAACTTTTTGACAAGTTACATGATACCATGAACCAGTAACAACAATTGATGATGTAATTTGTGCTTTAAATGTAGTACTACCTGCAGCAGAAAAAATCAACTGATTACTACCGCTCAATTCAATTTTAAATGGATATACTGGAGATAATGAACTAGATGCTTTTGCTAATATCAATTGATTAGAAGTAGTTGCATTTGCTCCACTAATAAAAAATGATATCGCATAATTATGATCACGATCATAATTTCCGTCAATCGATTGTTTAATATAACCCGAACCATCAAATTTTGCAGCATGACCTAAACTACGTTTTTGCACAGTTGTGGTAGTAATACCTGGAATATATGAAACTCCCTCTGAATTATATGTAATTCTAGAAGTATCAAAATATTCATTGAAGCCTTCATAAAATTTTACATCGGTAACAATTGAAGAAGTATTAAATGCGGTGTTAATAATATTACCATATCTATCACTTGAATATGATCCTGATACAGATGATGTAAATGTAAATGATGCTGGTTTTATTCCTTCGCCAATCTTTACTTGTGGTATAGAAAAAACAGATGCGGTTTGAAATAATCCTTTTTTAGTTTTATTGACATCATTCGGACCAAATGTATTTATTGGTTGCGTTCTGTATTTATAGAATAAATGATTAATAGAATAATATATAACAGATTGTAAACTGCCATCAATATTAGATGCATCATTATATGTTAATTCTGTATCCAAATCTGGCAATACATTTGAATATATACCTTGCAAAGGCAATAAACTTGATGTAATACTACCAGATACAATTGTCCAAGATTTATAAACTTGAAATGGAGAAACACCTATATCAGAAATATCTATTTTTTTAAAAACAGTAGGATATGTTCCGTTATAAGGATTTTCAGTATGTTGTAATCTTATTTCTGCCATGTTAGTAAAAACCCCGATACATTTAATATAAATATACCGGGGCTTAATTCATTAAGAATTTTTTAGAAATCTAATTTAACTCGTATAAGAGCTTCTCTTTGGAATGATTTCAACAACGGTTTAGAAAGTTTTGCTACCGCTAATAATTCTTGACTGTCATTATATAAACCTACCGTAGTAATATATGTTTTAGGATCTCCAATAAATGTTGATTCTGCAATTTCACCAACTGACCCAGTTACGTATGATGGATTATTTGAAAAATTATATTCAGCATTTTTAATTCTTACAAAATAATGTGTGCTTGTAACTTTTTCAGAATTTCTTGCTAAGAAACTATATGCATCTCCCGTTGCAGTATTGGTAAGTAATGCAGATCCTGATATTGAATGATATAATGCAAAATGATTATTACCTTCTGAACTAGAACCAGTATTAGTTTGGAAATTTAATTTTTGATCTAACATTTTACCATCTAACACTAATACGCCGTGGTCTGGATAAGCTATACCATAATATTGTGGTGCTGATACATTAAATACGCCACCATTTAACGACCCTGATACGATATTATAAACTTTTCCAGATGTTGTATTAGACCCATTTGAAATAGTTGAATCATCAATTAATTGAATAACTGTAGTACCAGATACATTAACACTTCCCGTTGCATTTGCAGGTCTAGAACTTGAAATAGTTCGTAATGGCAATTCCCAATTACCTGCATCTAAACGTTCTTTTACTCTATCACGTTTAAAATTAACAACATAAACATAATCAGTTGAACCAGACCCGGCAGTGGTAAAACGACTGTCATTTGGATTAAGTAAAAGTTGACGATATTGTGAATAAATTGCTTTTGATGGCGAATCATTAAGTTGACCTTGCGAATCAGATCCACTACCTAATGCATGTCCGAATGCTAATGAATATTGTACTGCAGAACCAGTTGCTGTCGGAGTTGCTTGATAAACATCAATGTAATATTTTCTTTGAGTTGTAGTTTGTGTTGATGATGTAAAATATGTTTTTAATCCAGCAACACCATTGCTCCATAACCCAGCAGTAACCACTTCTGTTTGATTTTTTACAATATCATTAACTGCATCAAATTTTGTAAATACACGTCCGTTTCTTGCTAATATCTGAGATTGTTGTTGTTGTGCAACCATTTCATTAGCCAATTGTTGTGCCAACTGTTGTACTTGTTGATTAACAGCTGCCGACACACCCGCAGCCGCAGGCGCCGGCGTCACAACATTCGTTGTTTGTCTAGCCGCTTGATTTGCTTGTCCAACTGCCGCTAATAAATTATTAGTTACTGGAACGCCGCCTTGTTTCGGTTGTTGTTTTAAAATTTTAATGAAATTATTCATTTTCATGTTTTTACCTATATTATAGTGTTGCAGTCGTTGCTTTTTTAACTGTTAAATTAATAGTAACACTACCACCAGTTTCGTTACCAACAACTGTAATTGTTGCTGTTTTATCTTCAATTAATTGTGTTTTTGCAACAATTCGGAATTCAAATCCTGCTACCGCAATACTTTGTGCGTCTTCATTATCTCCGATAAAACGAGGTGTTGTTGGAAGTACTGAATTTTGTAATGCTCGTGTAACTAAAATATCTGCAACAGATGAATCAGAAAGAATAGCTGTATATCCTAAATTAGCATTACCACCTTGGAAATTACTCGTATTTGGAGAAATAATTGCACTATTACCAGGAGCAGCTAATGTGATTGAAGTATTACCAACATTAATTACTGGAATATTTGTTGTTTGTTTCGGCAACGTTACTAATTTATAACGCAATGCTTGCGTTTCATCAGGTATTGCTTCTGTTACTGGCATATTTTCAATAATAGTACCGTAATAATTAGTTCCAAGTGGATGATCTGGATTCCATAAAGTATAATCAACTTCGTCATCACCAATAGCAAATTGCGTAATATTAAATGAACTTCCACCTTTTGCTAATAGTTCACGGCCTTTTAATGTTAAAATCGCGTCGACCGTAACGCTTGAATTATCTAGATAACCCATGTTATGTTTCCTTTTATTTTTAAATAAATATCAATGATATAAAATTTATACTAATACAAAACTACCTTGTTGTCCTACATTTTGATAAATCAACTGATTAGGATTAGAAGTGGTCCATTCAACAACCGGGCCGCCATCGATAGTTTGCGTAGAATTAATATTGAATCCAGGTGATGTAAGTTTACACCCAACCCATCTATGATTTGCAGTACCTTTCGGTAAAAAATCTTGTATTTGAGCAGCACTACCAGACCATGTTCCAGATGATGTCATAAACATAGATCCGGATGATAAATAATTAGTTGATGGTATCGAAACAATATAAGTAGGTTGTACTGCTTGACTCATCCAATATGGAGTAGATGCTGTTATGAATTGACTACCAGAATAAATTAAATATTCATATGAATATGCAAAACCACCATATTTTTCATAATTAGATGCCGTTAAATATGATTGCCATTGATCATCATCGATTGCAGAAACTGTTAGTATTCGACCATCCATATTTGCATCATACATTGAATATAAACCTGACGCAGTCGGAACTATAGATTCAATTATTGAATTATAAGTAGAATCAAATCTTTTAATTTCTGGTAAGATTGTATCTTTGCTTCGTTCTAATATGTTTGGTTGTATTAATATCCCTGTTAATTTATTAGTTCGCGCAGGCAATAATTGTTCTAACTGTTTAAAAAATGACAAATCAAACAATGTAAATATACTAATATATGCATTAATATCATTTCTAGATTGATATTTTTTCCAATATGAATTAGCAACTTGTATTAATGCCGGATATGATTTTTTCTCCGTTTCCCCTGGATCGCCGATATAATCATCTAATTCTGTGAATCCTAATTGAGCAATGATATCTTCATCAATCATTGTTTGAGGTGAAAAATATACGCCTAATTTTTTACTATCTAATGGTGCTTTATCAAATTGACTGCGTTCAGCTCTAGTTTTAACATCTAACGCCCCAACTAATTCATTATTTTCTAAACGAATCTTGTTATCATCATATGTTCCTGCACCTAATGAAATAGAATCATAATAATATGTTTCTTCAATTGAATTATACGGTGTCGCTAACGTCCAACTTGCAAATGATGCAGACAAACTAGATGATATAGGTTGAACGCCTTGCAAACTAGCAGTTTGTGAATGATTTATTTTTTGTGTTAATGGCAATCTAAACATCAATTCAGAATATGCATCAACATTACCATCATATGCGCCCGGTGCTTTTACGTGATTATCAAAAGCAGAATCTTGTAAACTTGAAGTCCAAAATCTTAATTCTTGCAATTGACCAACTAATCTACTTGCACCTGATGAAGTGCCGCCTAATACCATTGTACCGGGTGATGTAATAGAAGCTGTTGCTGATGCAGAAACTGCTGCAACAATTTTTCCATATTTAGATTTTTTAGCAATTAAATCTAAATTAGTACCATTTTTTCTAAGAACGGTTGATATCCAATCGCCATTAAACATTTCAATTTTAGCAGAGCCAGTACCATTAATTTTAATTGTACCCATATTACCACTACTAAAATCAATTGTTACTGCATTAGAGCCTATTGTATATAAGTTCATCGTGTTCGGCATCGATGGGTTATTCACGACATCATCTGTTCGGAAACGAAGTTCTACACTATTAATAGGTTGTGTATAATTTATTTGTACATTGCCAGCTGAACTACTACTTAAATCTAATGCATAGTCAAAATTTAATTTTTCATAAATAGGTGCCCTATCAATCCTAGGACCACCATATTCTTTGATACTAATTAAAGATTGCGGAATACCATAACATGATAGTAATGCTTGAACACTTCTTTTAGTTCCTTTAGATTTAAGTAACAGTGGCAAATTGTTAACAATTCTGCGCCAAACTGCATATGTCATATTCTGGCCAGAAACTGAAGGATCACCTATTGATATAGAACCGGTTAATGGTACACCTGTTTCATTTGTTCCTAAAACATATTCCCAAAGATCCTGATATTGATTGCCATCTGTTAAATTCCATCCGAATTGTTTTGCTACAGAATATAACAATTCATTCGGCATA